AAGTCATCCACGTAGTTGGTTGCCGCGTTGACGACAGGATGCAGGACGAGCTTTTGCGAATCGGCGAGCATGGACGTAAAGTCCTGCGACTTGCCCCAACCCGTCAGGAGACTCGACCCGGTCACGGTCACCAAGAGCGTAAAGCCCGCGTTGCCCGCGTCCGGCGCGGTACGAGTACCTGCCGCCGCGTTGGTGACAGTGACGACGTTTGCGCCCGGATTCGGAGCCGTGAAGTCGGCAAGGGCATCTAGCGCCGCTGCAACCGCATCGGCCACGGCGTCAGCCGTTGCACCCGAAGCAATCGCGACTTCGACCGACGTGAAGCCCGGAATCGACGGATCGGTTCCGCCTGAGGCCACGTTGATCCAAACGGCGTATCCGACGCCGCTTGCACCATAGATGAAAAACATCTTGTTGTTGAGCGAAGCCGCAACGTCCGCAACGGTCGTAACGGTCGTGACTTCCGCCACGCCGCCCGAGGCCCCGCCGCCAACCGCCAGGAGCGTTTGGAGCTGAGCCAAGGAGGTTTCCTTCAGCGTAAGCGAAAGCTCGACTTTCTTCCCTGTCCGAATCATGTCAAGGACGTTGGTTCCCTCTTGGTGGGCCGTGATTTCGACGCCCAATTCCTCGGGCGTGATTTCGATATCACCGTCGGTGAAACCGAGATCGACAGCATTCCAAAAAACTTGGCACGGTTCAACTTTGATATTTCCTAGCGTAGCCATTTTTCCCGGTCCCCTTTCAAAGTGTAGAGATAATCACCAAAGCGCGGAATGCAATTTCGGCGACAACCCCGTTGTCGTTTTCGTCGTTCAACGGCTTGACCGTGAGCGAATCAAAGAAAACGTTTTTGATCTCTGTTTGCGTCGTCCGATTCGCGGCTTTCAGAAATGCTGAAATCACCGTGTCCGACAAAGCGATAGTTTCATCGATCACTTCTCCCGGTTTCCCGTCCGGCGCGCGAAAGATTCTGACGACGAAATCCATTTCCGCGTCCTGAGATTGCTGATCATGCGTATCCGAAGACCGGGCGTCCCCCACTTGGACGTTGAAAGAACGATTCAAGGCGGTTTTCGGGATATCCACGAAATTGAAACCCGGCCATTCGGTGTAACCCAGGGCTCGCATTCGAGTCACGGCGTAAGGTTTCACGCCTGCTAGGCTCACCGCCGCACCACAAGGCAATCTTGGATCGGCAAGCTTTCGCCGAGATCCACGATCCCGTCCTTGTTCAAGTCAATGCGAAGGACGGCGCGGTTGCGGAAGAACTCTTCCATTTTCTGATACTGGCGGGCCTTGAGATAGAATACATCGTTGACCGTGTTCGAGATCATGTCGAAGATCAGGCGAAGGCAAACCTGGGTCGCCCACTCCTGAACCTCGGTGATATCCTTAATCCGCTTTACCGTGAGCTTGTCGCCGAAGTCGTCGATGTATCCATTCGTGTCGAGCCAAACCATCATGAGCCCTTGCGCGGCCCGGTGAATGTCCTTCCAGGTTGAACGACCGTCGGGAAGATACTTCAGAATGTCGGTTTCCCGCTTCCTCAGCATGTCGTCGGTCGAAAAGAGCCTGTCGTCCGCTTCCGAGATCGTTTCAAGCGTCCTGACGATAGTCTGGGTAGACGGATCAGCGTTGGTGACTTTCAGATAGACGGCGCGGGTGTATTTCTCGATAGCCGCACCCGTGTAAGTCGGCTCGCCTTCCGTGTCGTCGGGGAAACCCAAAGACGGGAGAATGTTTTTCCCACTCGTGCCGCTCTTTCCAAGGAGTTCGAAATCCCCGGTAGCCGCAATCGTGATCTCGTTATCGGCTGAAAGAGAGATCGTATAGGTAAGAGCCCCCACCGCGTTCATTTGATTTTCGACTTCGACAATCAAACCGGTGAGGGTGTACTCGCCTGGCGTCAGGGTTGCTTGAAGCTCGCTTCCGCCTTCCGAGAAATCGACGGAATCGTTAACCCCAAGGGCCACATCAAAGATCCCCGGCTCGAATTGCCAGTCAAGGAAACCGTCCGTAGTAACGTCAATAAAGCTCCCGCCCTCGCCAGGCTTGATCTCCGTGAGGGTAATCGGCCCGACCCCGCCCGCGTAGGATTTGGAGCCGTCAAGACGAGTCTTGTCGTTCTCCTGCACCAAGGCTTCGATTTCGAGGACGGGAAAAAGAGGCATGACTTACTGAGGCCCGGGAATGGAGCCCACAAGATCCGCCATGGAGACGTAGCTTGAGAAAGACAAGCTACCGACGAGAGTTGCAGGGGTTACGGTCGTTTTCATTTGGGCGTTTCCTTTTTCGGTTTTGTAATGCCCGACCCGCTCAAGAATAAACGAGCCGGGCACCAAGAGAGCGGCCAACGGCCCCTACTTCCGCTTGTAACCCTCGATCACGACTTGGACGGCTCCGGCCGTGTTCGCCGTCGTAATATCGAGCTTCACTTCCTTGCCCGCCGCCTCGTAATACTTGGCGTTCGGGACAACGTAAATATCAGCGGCGTCCGTCGCACCTGCCGTTTGGATTCGCTGATAGGCTCCCGCGAATTTCGCGTCCCAACCGTACATGCCCGGCGTGCCGAGTGTCACGGAAAGCGAGCTGTCCACGTACCCGTCTGCGTCGTCATCGTCGCCCACGTCGAAATTCGTGGTGCCCGTGATTGCGACGGTAATGACCGTATAGATCTTCTCAATGACGGTCCCGGCTTCAATCGTCATCAAGTCCTGATCGGCGAAAGGAAGGCAGTTGCTCGGGTCTTGGCCCGTTGCCTTACCTGTGCCGAGAGTCGTCCCGCAAATGTAGACGACTTCCGTGAAATGCTCCCCCGCCCAAGTCTTGGCGGAAGCGGCGTTGGGAGTGAGAGAAGAGAGGACGAACGCCGTAACAAGCGCGAGTCCGAAAATCTTGAATTCCTTCCACATAACCGAGATCTCCTTTTCGAATTTTTTCAAAATTTTGCAAATTCACTTCTAACCCCCGCGCGGTACGAACCGTTGACCGCGCGGGGATTAGGGTTTTAGGTGAGCGTGAAGACGCGGAGGTTGTCGAGTTGCTTCAACCCGTACAACGTGTCGAGGTTCACGCGGGTTGCGCGCTTACCATCAACGCCGAGATCGTATTCCCGCACGTCCATGCCTTGCTGAGACGCCATGGTCATGAACGACCGATGGAAGAAATACGCCACGTTCCCCGCAACGGTCGTGAAATGCGGCATGAAGCCGAGAAGCATCGGCGGAACCTTGCCGGTGTTCATCCCACCCTGACCCGAAGTCAGGAAATCCGACGACTGGAAACCAGTGATATTGAAAATATCGTTGGTCTGGGCCGCACCAAGCACCATGTGCCTGTCGCCCGTCGGGACGTTTTGCGTGTCGAGCGCTTCCTTGGCGACGAGAATGTCCGCCAAAGCGAGAGTCGTACCCGCCGTGTAAGCGCCCGTGTGATCGGGAGCAGCGGCGGAAGGAACGATCGTGGCGATAATCGTCGCCTGGATCTTCCGGAGAATCGAGTACACGGCAAGCTCCCGGAGCTTGTCCATGGCCGGAAGCGACTGAAGGAGCGCCTTCTTGGTGACGATAAAGTCCTTCACGACGCGCTTGTTGATCACGAGCGCTTGGCTCGTGACGGTGATGGCCTTCGCATCCGAGCGGGCATCTTCCGCCAACTCTTCGCCTTCGTCGAACTCCGGGAAGGACGCGATATTCACGCGGTCCCCGAGATCGTTGATATCGCCTTCGTAATCCGTCGAAATGATCGAATTGAAGGGAAGGTCAGCCAAGAGCACATCGTAATACCGCTGGCTCCAAACTTCCGGGATAATCACCGAAAGGTTGGCGTCAGAAGTCATCAAGTCATCGGCCATACGCTTTTCGCTCGCTTTCTGAAAATGCGGTTAGCGTCTAGCCGCCGCCCGCTGGGTTTGGTACTTCTTGTGAAGCGCTTGATAGCCGGACATGTCGCCCGTCTTTCTGCCTTCAGCTTCGGCTTTCAAAAGTGCTTGTGGAGTGATCGCACCCGAATCAGGGCGAACGCGCGTGCCGTCAGTGTTAATGCGGGGTCCGCTCTTATCGCCGAACCAATGAGGCTTCAGCGTTTTCAGATACTCCGC